CAGGTCTAGGTTGACATTGCCGTAAATGGTTGGGTTGACTTGGGAAGTCATGATGCGGTCAAGACCTTCAGGTATATCTTCAGTCTTGGTGTGAACATTCGTTGTGATGCGTTTCACAATCGATTCGCGCTTGGGGTGCGAATACAATCGATTGTACAAATCAGATTTGGTGATGTAATAGGTTTGAACTAAGGCTTCTTGTCTATCGGTGTAGGCAACGTCTTCTCGCAACACGCCGACGGATGAAGGTTCCACCATGTAAGGGTGGATGCCGTTGTTGTAGACCAGTTTGATGAATGTTGTGTTGAACACAAGCGACCACGTTAGCGCAGAGCTAAACACTTGGTCGGCGTTGGAATTTAACCATTCATCGTTCAATGCTGCGGTTAGCCGAGGAACCTTGATGTGTTCTTGTTCGGGAACGGCAGCGCCGATGTTGATAGAGAAACGTGTGGTTTCTGCGGAATACAGGAATGAGGTGAGCTGGTCGATGTGCGGATAAATCTTATTGAACATCGCCGGTTGTTCTTCCGGCCCCGCACCGAACAAAAACCAAGAGCGCAAAGCGGTATAGTCGCCCTTGCGGTCAGGCAAGGACACCATGCACTTCTCTATGAGGTCACGGTAGAAGAACTCCCGTTCGTCGTCGCCTTTAGGTATCCTCATTGTTTTATTTTCAACTGTTCATGGTCGGCTATATAACTCGCCGTCTTCGGCCCTGTCAAGTTTCCTGCATCTTTTGGGTTAAATCCGACCGATTCGCCAGCCACAGGGCGTACCGCCCCGCCTCTTAGGACGTTGCCCATCGAATAACGGTTGTCACCGCCCCAAATGACGGAATCTCGCGGCTGCGGCTGTCTATTTTGCTCCGCAGCGGCTGCGGCCTCCTTCTCAAGCTGCTTTTTGGACGTTTTGTTCTTCCGTGTGAAGAATCCAGCCTGATTTTCGCCCTCTCTTGCGGATTTGACATTTGTCATATCAAAATCCATTGCTAATTGCTTAATTGTCTTGTCATTCTTCTTGGTTTTGTCCGACATCAAGCCCGGAGGCTGCAAATAGACCACAAAGACCTCCTCATGGCAGTCTTTCATCGGACATTGGGCTTTCATCGACTCAAAATAGCCATGGCGTGGGCATTTATAGTCATGCAGTACCGGCATAGTCATCCCCTTCTAAGATTGGTGGCTGCGAATAATCGTCTATATTCCTCATACCTACTTTAATCTTGATACTCCCATTAACCATTTGCAGTTGCGTGGTCGGCAGTATCCTTGGTCGCGCTTCTTCGCGGTAATCCACGAACTTGGTGCGGTTACGGTTTTGCATGATGGCTAATTTGCCGTCACGCCAAGCCTCATAGGTCTTGGATACCCGTATTTGCATCTTTTCGGTCAGCGGCACGTTGCGATACCAGAAAATATCCATGAAGTGCGCTTTGTTGAGGCCAGCAGCCTCACAGAACAGCCTGATAGAGATGCCTCTGTCCTGATTACGGATGAACCGGCGCATCAGCGCCATCAGTTCAGCCTTGGTATGCGCTTTCGTGGGCATAGTTCAGAACGTAACCTTTGCTTTGCAAGAACTCCAGAAACTCAACTTCCCGATACCAAGTCTTTGACTGGCCTCTGACCAGTATTTCGTTGTCCTTGATAAGTCGGCGGCTAGTGGAATGATGTCCGAGCAACTTCGTGAAGTCCAAGTCATCGTGGAAGACGGGAGCTAGATGCTCTAGCGAGAACTCTTTAGCAACTTCTGGCGGGGCAATTCGGTAGCCAAGTTCTTCAAACCAAGGCTTACGCAAGCACGATAACTGGACATCTTCGTTCCACAGGTGGATTTCACCGGAGTAGGCTTGGGCTATGCCGTGCTTGTTGGAGGCTTTTAAAAATCGGCGGCTACGCAAGGAAAAGCCACCGTTCTGAACTAACACAGCGTTAGGGTGGGCTACCCATCCAAAGCCCAAAAGAAGGCTATCACCAACAAGACCAGCATGAGTAATTCCACCGATGTAATCATAGTCGTAATACTCCGGCTTGAAGTTGCGACCATCCAAGACCCATCCATCATCCTGCACGACTAGACAGAACTCGGTATCAATAAAGGCATACAAGCAATGCAGCATGAATGTTGAGTATTCTCGATACCCAAGCGGATAAATCTTGTGCCACTCAACGCCTTCAGGCATTTCCTTCGGGCGCTCAATCGACAACAGCAATCCTCTTGACCCCGGCAGCTCTCGCATACTGCGAACAATGGACGGCAATGCGCCTGACCCATCGTTGTGTCCATAGACAGAAACTATGGTTAAGTCTTTATGTTCCATAAACGCCTATGGCCTTCAAGTAGTTCGCAACGCTTCTGCCGACAGCGACTTGTTCAGCCGTCTTCTCATCCTGCGCCCTAGCGATTTCGCGGGTGTATTTCATGTTGATTAACCGAGGCTGGACTTGCTCAGAGAATGCGACACAGGCCAAGGCGGTTGCAATCACTCGGTCATCCTTGTTGCGCCCTGACGCTTGAATAGAGCCGCCATCACGCACGATGGTCTTCATTTCCTCAATCGTGTCTTCTGAATAAATGGCTAACATCCCGCGCTCGAACAAATCCTTCATGTAGTTCATCATGCGTTCTTTGGTCGCAGCGGTGGTCAGAAAGCCGATGGAGTTCGATAACCCGCCCATCGTGTCATTACGTCGCCAGATGTAGTTCTGCATGGAGCCTAGAACGTCTAGCAGGTCTTTACTGATTTTGCCGCCCAAGGCGACAGCCTGACGTTTGAGATTATTCATCTCATTGATGACGGCCTGTCCCGGCCCATTGACTTCCAAGTTGACGGTGGAATTCTTGTAAGCGCCAGCAAGGTGGGCAATGACCCACGCAAACTGGTAGGTGTTCATTTCCGGCGACGCGAACTCAGCGACTTGCTCCATGCCATCAGCATAGCAACGGAAGACCTGAATGCAGAAGCGGTCAGCCCAATCAGAAGAACCATAAGCAGGGTCTGCACCAATAACGTAATAAGCTGTATCAACCGGTTCCTCCCACACCTTCAATGTTCCCATCTTCTCGGTCGAGGACTTGACTTCCGTGTCTTGGAAGTTAACGCCCATGACATACCGATAATTGTCGTGGTCAATCTTCTTTGCTAACTTCATTGCGTCTGTGCAACGGGAATTCGAGAAGAACGAAGTCCCCGTCATGATGAAGGCGTAGTCTTCTGTCGGCGGGAACTCCTGATACATCAGGGCATCGTCTTTAATGCCTTCAGACATCATCCAGCGCCACCACGCAAGTTGTCTGGACGTTATCTCAAAGTTGTAGAGCTTCTTGATGTCCCGTGTCCATTCCTTTTCTTCGCCGGTCAGCTTGCCGTCCCAATACACCTTGTAGATGTTGGAGGTGGGGTCAGCCGAGTAGAACTCATTGCGCCACCAGCCACAGAAGATGGCACGTTGGTTCAACGCCCGTTTCGCTGTCACATACATATCGTGAAACATATTGAAGCCACGGGCGGTAGACTCAAAGATGTACAAGCGATTCGGGTTGGTCTGTGCAAGGGAAGCCAACAGGGAGGCTAGACCTTCTTCATCTCCCCAAGACGAAGTTTCAGTTCCATGAAGGAAGGTGATGGCTTTTCCGCGACCAAGACTGCCCTTTGCCCGTAGCCCCGCGACTTGATAAAAGAGGCGGCTTCGGTTCTTGAGCGAAAGCTGGTTACGGTTGTGAGCGACCAAGGGAATGCGATATTCTTTAGGCAAACCTTCCATATACATGGCAAGGGTTGACCGGAACATATCTCGGTTTTCTTCGGTATCTGTGGTGAGTGTGCCTTGGAGTCCATCGTTTATAAAGTGCCAGTAAAGGTCTAAGGCCAGCGAGATGGTTGTAATCCCAAGTTGCCGACCCTTCAGAATGACAAAGAAATGAATGTCGTCAGCCAAACCTGTGGCTATCTCATTCATCACATAGGTTTGGGTTCCCAACAGGTTGTCCATGCGGCGCAACCCCTGTTCTTTCGTCTCAATCTTTAATTGGGAACAGAACGCATAGAACTGCTTTAGATTGAACTTCATCTGCTCTTTCGACGGTGCTGGTCAAACTCGGTCAGATTCCAGTTAGCAATCCTGACCCGTGCCTCTGGATTCTTGGCTACGCGCAATAACTCCGCAGCCAACGAGGGCGAATAATGTTCTCTCCACAAAGCCAGCAAGTCCCGTTTCTCTGACGGGGAAATAGCCCGTATCGCCTTCTGCATCTCCGCCCTCAATATCTCTCTCGACAGGCGCAGTTCTTCAGCGTAGCGGTCAGTTGACGGTCTGTAGGCGCTCAAGCGTATCCTTCAAACGCTCATTCTCGGCATGAACATCCTGCAACAGCCTTGCAGACTCGGTATGCACCCGCATCAACTCATGAAACAACTCTGCATGACTCATCGCATACACCCGTTCCATGTACGCCTTCTTTACATCCTCTGCCGCTATCGGCATCAAATTACTAATTTGCTCTGTCATCACTGCCCCCATTCAACATGGCCTTAATATCTTTAATTGGTATCTCAAACGCTTCATGTATGCCCAGTATCAACGTGGGCGTTATCTGCTTATGACCCATCCTCACCCGCGATATGGTCGGCGCAGATGT